CGCGGCATGGCATTAATAACTTCATTGGCTCCTGCAGTAATAAATGAGTCTAAAGCAGTCTCATCGCTGAACGTGCCAACTAAATCAACTACCTGAGCACTAAATGTTGCCACTTACAGTTCCTCCTCTGGATTCAATGTCTTCACCCATAGTTGTCTCACTAAATTCAATCTGGTCTTTTCTTATGGCTGTAGCAAAGCCAGCGTCCCTGATAATTAAATTCGGAGCACATATTGGTTCATTTGCGCGTTTACCGCAATGCCTGCAATAAAACCAACCTTCCGTGTTTGGATGGTCGCAGTGTATGCAGTTCATTACGCTCCGCCAACAACCAGTGTCAGTATTCTATCGCCAGCTAATTGTGTATGAGATATAGACAGAACTTTATTGCTAGTAGAATCCAAAGTATCAACGTAATCTTTTATATCTCTTGCCATTGTACCCGTGGCACCAGTTTCAATACCGGGATTACCCGGGTGAATGAATACTTGTACTTTTACATTATCATAGACAGCCATATTGTCTCCAGTTTCAAATTATAAAAATCTTAGGATATTCGGGGGTCACCCTTTATACGGCAACCCCCACAGAATCCAAATCTGTTAATCCTTATGTATTCGGATTATATAGTAGTGTTACGCTACGCTATGACCACCAACGCTTGGCGAGCGAGTTACTTCTATACTTTTCAAATAGACAGCGCTATCCTGACCTGTACCAAATACTATCATGTACGGTACAAGAGTGTCGCCACTATCAAAAGTATAAGTCGCAGTTGTGGACGGAGCGGCTAAAGTGCCTGCTTTCATCGCGGCTGCGCCAATGTGTTTGTATGTCACTTTACCATCTGAATCCAAATCAATTCTGAATCGATGGTTATGATTTGCTGCGGTTGCATCAGTAGTATCTGTATAAGTACCACTTCCACCGTTATTCAAATCACTAGCAATTTGCACGTCGTCAGGTGACTGACATCCAAAAGCTACAAAGTCAGTATACAATGGGTCACCAGTAGCTGCTGCTAAAATGCCAGCATGGCCTGTGTTAAACTCTTCAGCTTTACGCAAACCTATCACACAGGCATCGTAATCAGTCCAGTCGGCGTTATTCCATGTAACATCAATAGAAGCTGAATGCGTTCCAGCAATAATCTTATTTGATTCTGAACCAAATTGACTACCACCAAGAACGATTTCAATACCCACGTTACCAGCCGTTTCATTATCCATCTGCATATTTAAACCTGCTACGGTACTATTTGTATCCGTTGCGGGTACAGCGCCATCAACATTAGGAATTGTTCCTACTGCTGTAAAAGCACCTATGTAGCACACTGTGCTTGGATAGAGTTGACCACCTTTTCCGGGCCAGAGCATACTACCTTTGTCACCATCTGCCATAACATCAGTTGCTGAATTACCAACAGCTGATAAAATGGGTGGAGAACAGCTAATATAGTCCCAGTCGAAAATGGTTGTAGGTCTGGTTTTGCCATCATATTTACCACTACTTGTATTTAAAACATCACTTCGCATTATTCATACCTCCTATTAAGCTTTATCTTCAAAGTTAAACAGAGCGTGAGCTTCGGGAAGAGACACTTCAAGACCTGCTTCTGTTAGAATCATGTCTTTCCGTAAGTCTTCGTCAGCTGCCTGAACATTGGTTTGAATGTGAGTGTCCCTGTTGACACCATTTCCAACAAGTGGGCGATAAGCCACATTATCAAGGTCTACAAGACACATGAATGGAGCTGCGTTGCCTCTAAACAATGGTTCTTTAACTAATGTTAAATCGCCATGAATAGTTTCAACCTTCATCACTTTATGTCCGTACGAACCTGTTTCGCTTGCCATCATAGGATGACTTACGTGATAGGCACTGGACAAAAATGTGTTGGAGCCTCCCAACTTATTGAAGAAAGTAATCACAGGTAATGAACACAGAGCAAGTTTTGCTTGACTTCCGCCACGTGCAGGGTCAAACACAACTTCAAGGTCTGCCAGTAGCGCATCATAAGTCATCTGCGAGTCAGCTCGAGTTGAAAAATAACCTTTGTCTTCCGTATAGGTAAGAACAGCGTTATCTTTAATCTGTGACTGCGAATTTTTAATAATGTGCCCAACAATACCATCACTATAATTGATGCTATTTACAGAGCCAGTCATGCCAAAAAGCATGGCTCTTTCGATGTCCACTTTGTGTTCGCGAAGTTTCAGGTTCCAAATTCTGTCCCATTCACTTGAATAACCACGATAATGCGTGGCCCTTGCGGTATTGGTTAGTTCACAAGCAGTTTTAAAAATCTGCGTGTAAGCTGAACCATTATCAAGCTCACGTGACCAAGAATCAGGAGAACCGGAACCTTCCTCGAATGCACTTCCAATGACTGTACATTTGTCACCGTCTACTCCAGCAGTAGTACTGCCAGATGCGGCGTCAATTGTACGACCAGTAAAGGTAGTTTCTGTTCCCGTATCTTGGGGAGCACTTTCAATTCTTACGACAGCCCATTCAGGCTCGTTCGTAGAACCGTTAGTCTCACCTACGGTAAAAATCATACCTTTAATAAGCCAATCAACAGATGCGCCAGCAGCATCATCAACAGTATATGTAATTGAACTGTTTTGTGCTGGGACAGTATGTGATGCGTCTAACGCAAAACTTCTATCTGTCATTTGAATCTTATTTCGGTCTTTTAACCATCGGAACTGCGGGTCGTCCGTTGGGACTTTAGCAACCTTGGATAGGTAAACAAAGAACGGGGATTCTTCGGGAGCTAAATCAGCGATTCTATCACTAAAATTATATAGCCGCCGGGAATGTACCGTACTGTCAATTACCGCACCGGGTTCACCAAATTTCAACGGGCCGGGATTATTATATGCCATAATATATCCTTCCTCAGTTTAGTGTTTAAAGCACGCTATTACGGCTCCCAGCGTTCATAATGCCATCCCACACTTTCGCGTCGTCTGTTTTGGGGGTGCTCGCTTGACCACCCTGCAAAACACCGGCAGTACGAGGCTGTTGCTGAGCGGCTCTCACCGCTTCCGCCGTCTCTGGAGCGTTGCTTTTTTTATTAACATCCCTAAACAACTTAACTAAATTTGATAAACCAACCTGCTCCTTGGGCTGTGTAACAAAACCCATAAAATTTTGAACGTCATTGTCCGAAAACTTATATGTGTTACGAAGCTCATTAACAGTATTGTTATATGTTATCTCTTCAGTCATTTGTTGTTTTTGCTGATTTAAAGCCTGATTCATCATGTTACCAACTAGTGTCGCATCTTGATTGATACGAAACTTGTAAGATGGTGATTCAGGATTATAATAAGCATCCCAAGGGTTAAATTCCTCTTCGCTTAATGCGTTTTGAGTTGCCGGCTGTGCTTGTTGTGGCTGGCTAGTGATATTTTTCTGTAAAAGGTCTACAAGGTCGGGTCTCGTCTCCAACAAGTCACCAAGCGGTTCAAGCTTTTTAAGCTTGTCATTATCCGATTGGGCCCTGTCGTACATCGACTGGAATTTACGCGCCTCAACTTCCCACTGACCTTCAGGAATTACTTCCTGCTCAGTGACAACTTCAGGTGCTGAAAAATCTACGGCTTCTTCAGCCACAGGTTGTTCAAATCCCAACTCTTCCTGTTCTCTTACTTCTTGTACAATATCAGCGCCAGTATCTACCAAACCATCAGCGGTCTTTGTGGCCTCTGTCTGTATAGCGTCCATTATAATTCCTCCTTAGATGTCCCTAAGCCTCTGGAGCAGAACCGGCTTCTTTAACTGTAGATGCCAATTTCTCCGCTTCGAGCTTCACCTTATTTTGTAGTTTATTTAACTGAACTCTTCTGTCAGCTTTGGCGTCTGATGCAATATCTGCGAGTCGAGATTTAAATTTCTCAACCTCAACCCGTTTTCTGTCATGCACAGACTCCCTTTGGGCAGTCTGGAGGTCTCCCTCCAAATTCTTTATCTGTTCTCCCATCGCCTGAACCTGCTGCATTAGCTGCTGCTTCTCTTCGGTTCGGCGTAGGATTCCTTCTTTATCAAATATTTCTGGATTCTTTTTCAATACTTCCACCTTATCCACAATCCCCATCTGAAATGCTTCCATGTATACACCAAGCTCCGCCCACTTATTCGTCGGCAATGTGGAACCGGGTTCTATCCTCAAATCATGTTGGGCTAAATTGTGCCTTGATTTCTTCATATCCAGTATGGCACCGGTCTTGTCATCATAGTAATTCACCATAACCTCAGTAATATCATTGTTTGCGGTGACCAGTCTAAAAATCTTTTTGTATGTGTAATGTCCTTTTGAAAAGTTATATAGAATCTTTCCAAGCCTGTTGATACTAAATTCAATGTCTCTCAGTTTCGATTTAGGTCTTTCAGTACCAAGGGATATCATTCTTTCAGTACCTTTCACTGTCTCAGGCGCTTTTTCTGCAAAACCATGCATCATTTCCGGCAAGCCAAAAGTAAAGTCAATATAAAACTCACACTGCTGTATCAGCTTATAGAACTCTCCAGCCAATGGTTGGGGAGCAGGAAAGTGCGGTTCTCCTTGTGTGCTGTCCACTTCAATGACAGCATTAGGATTTGACCAATCCCTTTCCAGCTGTCCAATGTCTTCCACACTTCCAAGGGGAACTAAAAGTTTGAGCCCAGCAGAGGCTTGAGCATGAGATAAGGCTAATGACCACAGTTTGTTAAGGAGCCTCTGCATAGGACGGGCTCTTGAAACGTCAGATTTGGGATAAGGCGTTTCTGTAAAAATGTTTGGCAGCGGTATTACAGGATAATGTTCTGTATTTAAAATGCTTTCATATAAAACAATCTGACCAACAGTGGCACATACCTTGACACGACTTTGCTGAACCGGAACTACTTCATACTGACTGGCCTCAATCTGCTCACGATTGTTTTCTACAAATTCTAAATATTCTTCCTCACCCAGTACAACTTCCTCACCCGTCTGCATATCTATCACTCTATAAAAGTCAACCTTGACTTTATAGAACCGCTCTAAAATCTGATATTTATTATGTTCGTAATAGTCCTTATCCTTGACTTCGGAAGGGGTGAATATCTTACGGGTATTCTTGTTCTGAGCATCTGGATAATCTTCCTCTAAATAAGTATCCAGCTCTTTGATAAGACCGTCTTCCATTTCCCCGGTCTCGGGGTTGACCTTATCATCTAATTCTGGGTAGAGGTTGATGACCTGTTCACCTGTGAGGATTGTAGAAAGTATCACGCCTTCTGCGTCATCATACCATCTATTTCTGGTATTCGGAGAGACATATACCCTGAAAGGATTGATGTAGGTAAACTTGACATCACCTCTACCGAAATCTGATTCCGGGTCAATGTAAGCATACAAATAACCCATGCCGGTAGTGGCATAATCGTGAATAGCCTGTTTTAAATGCCAGTCCCCATTAGACATTTCCCAGATATAACTCATTATCTCTCTCCAAACGGAGGCAGACTTAACATCTGACTCTTCTCTGGGTGTAATCGTAAATGCCGGGGGTCTGGAAGTTAAAACAGCTTTAAACTTTTCAATGGCAGGCCCAATCCTGTCCATCGGTACGTCTGCCTGATTGCGGGTTTGAAGCTCACTAACCTCATCATCGGTAAAGTGATTACCATGATAGAAGTCAATATCATACCTAGCTTCTGTATCCCAATCGGCTCTGGCGTCACGCCAGCGACGGTATAAATCTTGATTGTATTGCGCTCTTTTGTCTTTATCTACCATTATTACTCAGGCTCATTTGTTAATCTTTGTACCAGTATTCTCCCTATCAGACCTTTAACCTGCGGACTCAATGTCTCAGGGGCGATGGCTCTTCTATTTAACACACTTCTTTGTCTTTTTGAAAGCGGTGTTTCCATTCCAAATGATGCTAAATAGGCTCTGGAAAGCTTGGGTACTTCCATCTCCTGTTTCGTCATTTTACCACCTGTGACAACATACCTATCTGGCTGTAAAGGCTTTACCCTTTTATCTTGACTCATATCCTGCATCAATGGAGTGCCGCCAACCATTCCACCCTGCTGCATCTTCATAGAATCCAATACCGTACCAGCAGTGCTATCATCAGTAGCTTGGTTTACACCACGCATCATAATCTGTTTCAGCATACTATCTAAAGCAGCCTCCTGAGTGCCTGCTGGGGCGGCTCCAGAGCGCGGATACTGAGCAGAAGTATCTGGCACC